CACATCGAACTTGCTCCAGTCAACCCCCAGCGCCTCACCGACTCTCTTGGCCTCTTCGGCAGTAAAATGTTTCTTGCTTTCCATTTTGTTACACCCCTTAAAGCCTCGGGAGGGCTGAGTGCAGTTGATATAAAGCCCTAAACACCTCCTGCCGTGATCGGCAGGCGCTCTTTGATCAATTTTACGACTTCTAGGACCTCCGCTTTTGGAACGTTGATGATCTTTTTCGTTGCAGGTCCGGCGCTGATCGTTATCTCCCCCAGGGATACGCCGGCCTTATGCTGCACCGATGCGATCTTATCATACGGAAATTCTTGGTACCCACCTCCATCCGTTTTGGAGTATATGACAACCCTCTGATCCGTTACCATGATCACCTTCCTATCAGGTCCTTCCTCGTCCATGCCAGTCGTCAGATAGAGGACGTCTTCCCCTGGCTTGAGGATATTCTGAATCATTCACAACAACCACATCAGGCACACAATAAACAGGATGACCACAGCCGCGAAGAGATATGCCAATATTTTTGCTCCTCGTTCCATTCCAGCCTTGTTATAGCCCGCCATCATCCATTCGTCGTCGTCCTTTTTCATCACTTTCACTCTCCTCTTCTAGACCATAGCGCCTCATGCGAACACAATCATGTTGTCCTTTGTCTCCCAGCCGCCAAGTTCCACCTTGACGGTCTCGATTATATCCAGGGCAAGGTTCGTGGTGACGTTCAGCTTGCGCTTAACCCTCTCTAAAAGCAGATCCTTTGATATTTCGTCGTCGACGATCATCTTGCAGACCGCCTCTTTTGCCGTGCAAACGAAGTCTTCTTTGCGTTGTTGGTCTCCTATGGTAATGTCATCTGGCCTCAACACAATGTTTTTTTCATTACCATAAATGCCGAACGTATTCTCCACATTAAAGACAGTCTCATTTTCGCAGTAGACACATTCAACAGATGCGTACACGTTATTCCTCTCCTAACTCAGCGCTACGGCCGTTCTTTTTTTTAACTCTGCACTCTGCTCGTGCCTCACTATGAAGTCCATGATTGCCAGATTAACCACATCTGAGACTGATGCGAAATCTTTTGTTTCGGCCAGCTCCTTCAGTTTCTTTTTGATCCATGGAGACACGCTTACATTCAGTTGCTCCTTTTTTCTTTCACCTAATTGTGTCATGGTTCTATACCCAGATATTACTATATCTTTACGCAACCTTTATATATACCTGATTGAATGTATAATATAGCACGTGTAAAGCAAAAGTAAAGGGGTAAACTATGAGCGACAAGGAATATGGTTTTTTGAATGTGAAACTGAGCAAAGAAGATGCGCAGATTTTAGATGAACTAGTACGACAAGGGCGTTACCTGAATCGTTCTGACGCGATAAGAGCGATGATCCGTGAGGCTGAGGTAAAACTTAACCCCACCGCTCTTGCGGAGGCCTCTACATGACCGTCCTCCCGCTCGCACCGGTTAAGCGCATCATACAGAGCGCAGGCATCGACAGAATCTCATGGGAAGCAAACGTAAAGCTGGCGAAAATTCTGGAAGACTTCGGCACCGAGATCGCATCCGAGGCCGCGAAACTTGCTGCACACGCGAAGCGAAAGACATTGATGGAGCAGGATATCGAACTCGCATATCAGCGCTGGAAGGATTTGAAGTGGAGGGCTCAAAAATGAGCGGACAAGACCCCTCTGCAAAACCTTCCCACGTTCATGTTGAGCCATCAAACTCAGCGCAGAATGACTTAAATTCCGTGCCTGAATCGAACCCCCAGCTGAGCAGCGACCAGACAATCCCCAAAGAGATTTTTGAGCAGTTACCTTCGTGGAAGCAGCAACTCATCAGGCTCAGCCGTCAGGCGCATATCGAGATCGTTCTGGATGAGGAGGTCGCGCCATGATGCAACATTGGATTCCCGACCACTACGAAGATTTTAGAGACATCATCGAAACGCTTGGCGGAAGACGCCTACCATTCCCCGTGCTGGTAATCACAGACGGAGGGCGCAGGGCGGTATTGACAGATGGAACGCCTAGTGGTTGGCTCAAGACGAACCACATCGTGAATCCGGAGAACTGGATATGAGCGATGACCGCCCAGACGTACTCGATCACCTAGACGAACAGGAACGTGAGGCTTTAATCGAAGAGCAGGAGCGCCAGTATCAGCTGTACGGGGACCTCTACTGCTCGGAGGACCAGATATGATCATCACAGGCCTCTCAGAGCAGCAGATTCAGTACCTGAAAGAGATGATCAACGAACACATCAAAGAACTTGAAGCCGATATCGCGGGCTGGAAACACGCCATCGAACGCCTCGATGGAAGCCCCGATACCTCTAAAAGTGATACTTCTAAAGGTGATGCCCAAGAGGAGGGGGCGCCCGAACTCACATCCACCCCACCCAAGCTGAAGCACGCAACGCACACGCCGATAGTCGGCAGGGGCTACAGCCTCGCCATCCGGGAGGGACCTCTGAAGGATCTCCTGGAGCTCGAGACCGTGAACGCCGCCACCGCCAGGCCCGTGATACGCGATTGGTACCCGCTCGTAACTAAATCCACTGCCAACAATTATGCCGACCAGTACGTCAAGTGGATGCGCAGCATGGGACTCATCGACCAGAACGGCAAACCGGCCGCTTCGTCCACGCCGGAGTCTGTGCTGAAGGCAAGAACAAGAGCGAAGAAGGAAGAGCCACCCGTTGAAGGCGGTCAAAAGGCGACGGACACGCCGATAGTAGGGCGGACCAGAACGCTGGCCATTCGAGAAGGCCCTCTGCGAGAACTCATGGCGCTGGAAGTCGTGACCCCAGACGAAGCCCAGAAAATAATACGCAAGTGGTATCCGAGCATAACAGACACGTCTGTTCTGGATTACGCGTACAGATATCTCAAATGGATGCGCGCAGAAGGGCGCGTCGATAAAGACGACAAGCCCATCAAGGCAGCACAGGAATCCAACGAAGTCGGCCAGGCCATGTATGACGAGCAAGTGGGACGGAACAGAAACAAGGACGAGGGACCAAAAAGTCCTGCGCCGCCCGAGACAGAAGCAGGAAAGGAGGAAGCGGAGGAAACCGACCTGGTCCATCCGGCCCGGAAGGACCTCACAGTCGTAGCGATTAAAAACGATGTCGAGATCTACCTGGAACCGCTCAACGAACTTTTGAAATTACCATCCATCGACGATGCTGCACTCGAGAAGGTCTTAAACAAATACTACGAAGTGTCGCGGCCATCCTTCCAGGTCGCCATCAGGGAAACCTGGAAGCAATTTTTGGAGGACGACAAACTCGTCGATGAGCACGGCCAGCCGACGTGCCAGGAGGTGGAGATATGATGTCCAGGATCTCCGCGTATGCTGGCAACTATCCGGGCGGGTATGAAACAGAAACCATCTTATTCGGTTATATGGATGCGCTGTGCCTTCTCGGCTGCCGGCTCGTTGTGTACGCGGTCATCACTGTGATATCTGTGTTTTGTTACATGAACTGGGGGTAACCATGGCTGAAGAAACTGAAACAGAAAAGACGGTAGCGGAAACGATGGTGGATGAACTGATTAAGATCAGGGCATCGTTGGAGCGCTTGGAGAGAATAGGGATTTCCAGGGATTTGATGGCGATCTACATCAACAAAAAGACGCGGGTCAGCATGCGCGACATCAAGGCCGTCCTGGAATCACAGGAAGACTTCGTTAAATCCTTGGATAAGCCGTTTTTCAGTAACGTGGAGAAATGAACAGGAGGTGTTGAATTGGAATTGAAAGTAGAGAGGTTGGTAACGACCGAGAAGGCAGACGGAACGACAGAGGAGAAAGTAGTCTTGAAGGGCGATAGCGATGTGTTATGCATGACGCTCACTATCACCGGAGAGGACGTTACAAAGTGCTACGTCGCGGGCGAACCGTTCTCGATAGAGCTGGACCCACTCCAGACCACGCTGGATGAAGCGGGAGGCAAGAAGAAATGAACCTCGAACCGTTCTCCAAGTCCTGTAAACTCTGGCACGAATCCGGCGATATCCCCTCGTACATCCTCGAGGATATGCAGAGGGAAGCGGACAACGTGGAGGACATCGCTAAAGCCATACTCAAGGCAGACAGGGAGAGAAAAGACAGGCCACTGATCACAGACGGACTGGGCGCGCAGATGCACACACTGATCAGGGAGCTCATATTCTATCGGAACACATACGACATGAAGATAGTCGAGCTCAGAACGTGGGAGGGGTAAAATTTCAGACCGGATTGGAATTATCCAAGAGTTCGTACACCACTGAGGATGATTCGTACACCACTGAGAAACCCAAGAGAGTCGAATTCGTACACCCTGTTCGTACACCCCGTGGTAGTAAGGACAAAAACCCCCTCGATGATCTGGACCAGAAGATCCTGAAATTGTTACCAAATGGATATTACTGCAGGTCTCTCGCGCGAGTTCTTAAGCGATCTACATCAACAATCCAGTATCGACTGGAAAAGCTCCAGAAATTAGGCATAATCACCCCAGAAAAGCATAACATCGCCAACAATTCCACAGTCACGTATTCTATCGCTCCCAGCTGGGTGGCCGAACTTTTCTCACTAGGAGTGAGAAATGCCCCTCAAACTGCCCCATTTAGCGCCCACGCGATGCTATGGCGCTTTCCAATCCTCAGTGGTGTCCAGCCGAAGAGCGCTTTCCCACAGCGCATGAATAACAGCACATTTTACAGATTTTATGAGGACAGCGCGACAATCATCAGTACGCCGAAGTCCCTCCTCATATACGTCAAGGTAGATCTGGGCGCCGACACCATCGACAATCTCAATGCCAAATACCTTGAGATAGCGCGTTCAGTGGCGCACCAGTATGCCAAGCGCTTTGATCTCGCCTTAGGCACTCCAGACAAACCGAGCAAGACTCATTATGCTATTAAAGGCGCCAGAATCAGCGAACTCGTCCGTGACAGAGGAACGTTTGAAACAACAGGCTTTACTATCGATGATTCACATGGGGAAGCGCATATCGAGACGCGGGACGAGGAGCTCGCCAAAGGCTTCGAATTCACGCTCACGGAGATGCCCAAGGTCGTAGGCAGCATGGCCAGACAAATCGCAAACGTCCAGGAGATGATAAAAGGGGGCGTTACCCAGCAGCAGGCCATCAACAACATGGCCTACATAGCAGGAAATCTGCAGTGCCAAATCAACGAGATCAAAAAAATGCTCGAGGGTTCAAATCCCCGCGCGAAGAAGGAGGACCGGCAATGATCGACTCCGTGATTTTAGGATGGCATAAGCCACTGAGAAAGGCATTTCTCGAGATTCTGACGTTCTATTTCCCGCCGCCGGCCACAGTTATTGATTTGTGTGCAGGTCACAAGGAATTTTACAAGCGCATAGGTAAGAGCGGCAACACGTTGGACGGTAGATACCGCTTCATTTGGGGAGATAGACGAGCGCTGCCAAGCAACGATATACTGTGTGATATTAGAGCTGCCCCGATTAAAAATGAGAGTGCTGACGTCGTGGTTTTTGATCCACCATACGGCGATGCGCATTACGGCCACGACCAACTTGAACGCCTCTATACGACAGTTAATCCAGAGGATGCGATCAAACTCATGGAAGCAGCATATCCCGAGATCCTGCGCATGCTCAAACCGGGGGGGGCGTCATTCTTAAAATTGGAGACCGGCACAAAGACAAAAAGTTCTATCCGATGCACAGCATAGCACCGCAGATATTCAGCAGGGACTTGGAATACTATGACATGGTGATTCACAGAGGCATACATCGGAGAGCGAGGTTCAGGTTGCCGTTCGCCAATAAGAACCACAGCTATTTTATGATCTTCAAAAAGTCCAAGGCGCCGGCCAACGGCGCCATAGATTGCGCCAAACAGTGCCCGCGCTGCAATCGTGAGATGAAAGTATCGCCCGCAGTAACCCAGGTATGGCTCCAGCTCCCATGGTACGAAAAATTATGCGACATCTGCGTCAGCGAGGTGGGGCTGTGAAGCACGCATTCGGGCGCTGGGCATGGGCTACCTCTTCCGGAGTCAATTATGGCATGGCCGTCTGCAAGAACTGTGGCCAGCAGTATTATGCCGGATCAGATGAAGCCTGCCTGGCAGTCCGCAGGTCCATCCTCAACAAGAGCAAGGTCGAATGGACTGACCTGAACTGTAACCACTATGCCGGGTGCGCCCACAACTGCTTCTACTGCTACGCCCGAAAGCTGACGCAGCGATTCAATCCTGATTTCGTGTGGACCAGGCCTGCGCCGGTCCTGAATGCCGTTGACATTCTCAAGAAGGAAGTTTCCAGGAAGAAGGCCGGTCGCGTCATGGTCTGCAGCATGACGGACCCATACCAGCCGCTCGAGAAGGACCTGCAACTCACGAGACAGGTCCTAGAGGTTCTACTCCCTTCTAAACACCACGTTCTCATCCTGACCAAATCCGACCTGGTGACCAGGGACTACGACCTGATAGAGCAGCACTCCAACGTCGAGGTCGGATTCACGATCACATGCAGGGATGCCGAGACAAACAAGAAATACGAGCCGTGCGCGCCACCGCCACACAAGCGATTAAACGCCCTCCTAGAAGCGAAAGAACGCGGGATCAAAACCTTCGTGAGCGTCGAGCCCTGGATTCCAAACATCACAGAGCCGGAAAAGCTGGTCCTATCGCTTGACGGCTTGGCGGACAGGTGGATTTTCGGCAGCCTCAATTATACCAACCTCGTACCCGACGGATTCTATGCCGAGCGCTTGCCTGCGCTCGTGGAGTTTCTGGATGCTAACGATATCAATTATCTGATAAAGAAGGAGCTGATGCAGGAGGCCCAACCGCAATGACCGAATATTTTTGCACCAAATATCAACGCAAGCTCACCCTCTACGAGATTAAGCATCAGCACAAAGGCCGGTGCTTCAATGTGAGGCGGGGCCACAACAAGGGGCGCAAATGTAGGTCTCTAATCGTATATCCGAGCCAGCAGCGGATCGGGGATTTCAACGGAGGCAAATAATGGCCAGATCTGTCGTTTATCTCTGGACCCAGGAAGTTCGGCGCTGGATGCAACGGAACGGATTTGACACGTTCACATGGAGCAAGGAAGGGCAGGACCATGTGTTATGCCACCGACTACCGCCCCGGTTGAGAAACTGGTCCAAGTTCAGGCGGGCCCGAGAAGAGGGCATGATCAAATGCGCAGGATTCATTCCGGGGACCAAGAAGCGCGTCAGGATATGGAGGATTGTATGATAGGTAACAAATTAGGTAAAGAGTTCGAGGAACTGAGAAGACAAAAAATAGAGGCAAGGAGCGCCAAGCACAAAGGTGAGGTCCTAAAATTTGCCAGCTGCTTCGTCCATCTGCTCGAGGAATTTGCAGAGCTCATACTGGTGATTAAATCGGCAGACAAGGACAGAATAGCCGAGGAACTGGCGGACCTGGCCAACTGCTGCGAGTTCGCGTTTATCGCATTGAAGGATTGGTGAATGCGTAATGGTGAATAATTCTTTTAAAGCCTCAGATTCAATCACACTCTATAGGCTTCTAGAGGGGATGGGACCCTGACTCTCAGAATTTTTAGAGCGCTTCCACCCTACTTCGGTGGGAAACAGAAACTAGCAAAACAGATCTTGCATCTTGCAGAGGGCAGGACGTTCATCGATGCATTTCTTGGTGGAGGCAGCGTAAGCCTGCTCGCAAAGGTCCTTGGATATAAAGTCATCTGCAACGATTATGCGCTGCGCAGCCACATCATTGGCCGGGCGCTGATTGAAAACAATACCAAGAAGATTCACGATGCCGACATCATCCGGCTATTCGTGGAGAATCCCAATAACACCCACTTTATAGAGAACACATACGACGAGAGGTTTTTCCTTAAGAGCCACGCCCGGTTCATGGACAACGCGCTGGCCAACATCCAGGACCTCGAAGATGAATGCACCAGGCATCTCATGTTGCATTTATGCTGCACTTTCTTGGTGTACATGCGCCCCTTCGCGGAGTTCGATAACAAGTGCGATGTTCCTAAAGTTGCAGCAGAGGATTACGAGGACATCAAACACAAGAGCAATGCGGTCAGGCTCGTCTACAAGTACTCGCGCGGGGTCCTAGGCAACCTCAGATTGGTCGCGTCTAGGATTAATTACGCAATCTGTAATAACGGCCACCTGAACGAAGCACATCAGCTGGATGTGTTCAAATTCTTGGACCAAGTTGAAGGAGACACGATTTATTTCGATCCCCCATATACCGGGGCTGCTGCCACTTACGAATATGAGTACGCGGTCTTGGACTCGATCCTTGCAGGCAAAAAGGTGAGGATGGAAGATAGTGTGTTTAACAAGCGGGATGCGCTGAAGTTCCTAGATGAGATGTTCAAAAAGGCGCAGCACATTCCGACATGGATCATCAGTTTTTCAGACATCAAGATATCCAGAGCGGATCTCTTCAATATCATAGCTCAGTACAGGGAGATTGAGGAGATTCCGATTATTTATAGATACACGGTGAGCCACAAGAGGAGTACCAGGAAAGCGAGGGAGGAGATTTTGGCGGTAGCGAGGTGATATAATGCAAATTCAAAACCATGCGCAAATCCAGATGGTAGAGATTAAAAAAATAGTGCCGAACGATTACAACCCCAACGAGATGCCTGAGGAGCTTTTCGAGGGTATTAAAAACAACATCAAGCGCACCGGATTCGTGGGCGCCATCGTCGTCAGGCCCACCAAGAAGGGCAAATACGTCATCATCGACGGCGAGCACAGGTACAAAGCGCTCAAGCGAGTGGGAGCAAAAGAGGTCCCCTGCATCGTCATGGACCTAGACGATTCGGATGCAAAGATAAACACGATCGCGTGGAATAAGTTGCGCGGGACCGCAAACCCGATTAAACTGGCGCATGCCATCCACGATCTGACCGAATACTACTCGATGGAGCAGCTGGAAAAGCTCACCGGATACAGAAAAGCGGAATTGAATGACGTCCTCAAGTTGCTCAAACTCCCGACAGAGTTCAGGGATCTCGCTGAAGCGATTGAAATGGCGGCGCAAGAGGAGACCGATCGAGCCCCTGTTATAATGGTTTTCGTGGTAGATCAGGATCAGGAGCGCACAATTCTCGAGGCCGTTGAGCGAACCAAGATGAAAAAGAAGGGAGACGCGCTGTTCGAGATTTGCTCGAAGTATGTGGAGGCGCATCATGAAAAATAACACTCAAAACATCCATCCAGGACGTAACAACTTAAAATAATGGAGGAGCATGCCGCATGCCGCGAAAGTTCAGCGTTGCGAAAAGCCCGCATAGAAACCAGATCATCAAGAAGATTAAATCAGGATGGTCACCAGGAAGGATATCACAATGGCTCGAGGAAGAGCATAGTGAACTCATCACCGATAAGGCAATCAGGCGCTATGCCCAACGCTACATCCCACCGGACGGCATAATACCACCCTCCCTCATTCGCGAGAAACTAAAGCAGGTCGATGTGGACCTGGATGTACTGAACGACCTCATCACGACGACCAAGTTCATGGAGCAGCGTCTGGACACCAACCTACGACTTGAGAGCGAGCTGGGCGTACTTCTCCCCGAGACGCGCAAAGAGCTCAAAAATTACTTCGATGCTCTAGTGAAGCTGTTCGATATCATGGTCAGGATTGGCATGATCAAGACCGTACCGGAGAAATTAGATATAAGTGGTCGCCTGGACCTCGATGCAAAAATCTTCCAGGACATCAAGATTTTGAACGCCTATATTGTTGAGAAACATCCCGAGTTGGCGAAGGAATATGAAGGATATATCATCAAGCGAAAGCGGCAGCATTAGTGGCCTTGACGTCGCGCTGCATGACCTACAAGCAAGGCGAGCGCGCGCGGACCTAAAGGATTTCTCCTCCGCACTCGGCTATGAAAACAACTGGCACCACAACGAGTGGTACGATCTACTGATGCAGCTGGCTATCAAGAAGTTCAACAGGTGCTTACTCCTCGCGCCACGTGGCCATGCAAAATCGACGTGCGTCACGGTCAATTATCCATTATGGATGCTGGGAAACAACCCAAATCTGCGCATCATCATCGCATCCGACACAGTATCTCAAGCCTCGCTATTCCTACGCCAGATTTCACACACGATTGAACACAACAAATCCTATCATGACATCTACGGACATTTAAAACCAGACATACAGGATAAATGGACAGATACTGAAGTCATCGTCAAGCGCGACCAAAACTTGAAAGACGCATCCCTTCTTGCTCTAGGTGTAGGGTCCGCAACGATAGGCAGACGTGCGGACCTCATAATCTGCGACGACATCGTCAGCGAGGATAACTGCGCCACAGAACTCCAGCGCGAGAAGCTAAAGACGTGGTTCTACAAGGTCCTGATGCCCGTCCTTGATCCTGATGGCGCCGTCATCGTGGTCGGTACGCGCTGGCACTACCATGACCTCTACTCTGAGCTGCTGGAGAAACCGCAGTACACCCAGAAGGTTTACAAGGCGATTGAGAAGGGAAAAGCGCTCTGGCCCGCCCGGTTCTCGCTTAAAAAACTCGAGGAGATTAAAAACGAAATCGGCTCGATCATCTTCAACTGCCAGTATCTCAATGACCCTTCAGGCCTGCGCGGCCAGCTGCTAAAACTCGACTGGCTTCAATATTACGATGTGGCGCCGCCTGATATGCGAATCTACCAGGGCGTTGATCTCGCGATATCGGAGCGCGCAGAGGCGGATTACACAGTGATATGCACGATTGGCGTGGATGCGCAGAATAACATCTATGTGCTCGACTTTTACCGCGACAAATTGAGTTTTCCTATGCAGGTCAAAGCCATCCATGTTCAGGCCGAGATACACAAACCGCTCAAGATTGCAATTGAGAGCAACGCGTATCAAAAAGCGATGAGCCAGCAACTCAGGCAGATGAGCATGTTACCGGTTGTGGAGACTAAAACAACCAAGGACAAAATCACCAGGATGATCGCGCTCAGCCCACACTTCGAGAACGGCAGGATTCGCATTAAGAAGGACATGACGGAGCTTATCGATGAATATCTCAAGTTTCCCCGGGGAGAGCACGACGATATGCTGGACGCGTTGGAAATAGCCGTAAGGTCCGCAGCAATCTCTCCAGGCTCCAAGATATTCACACCGCTCGAGCGCCCCAAACCAAAAACACCGCAGGCGCTTCCGTCCGGACTCAGGAGGGCGCTTCATGGATGAGAAGATGAAAGAGGTGCGGGGGCGCGTCTCAAGCATGAAGTTCGATGTCATCAAAGCGATGTTAGAAGCTCAGGATGTGGAGGATGCGCTCCAAAAGATGACGAACTTCTGTTACAAGGAGCTCATACGCGAGCGCAGCAAGGGTATTTAAATCATAGAAGGGCAAATCTTTATATAGAAGCCGTAGATGATGTTTTATATGGTTACTGGGTGTGGCACCCGTCCCCGGGTAGAGGGCGTTAGTAGCGCGACAACCTCTGCCCGGTCAATTGTGAAGTCTATTGTATCAAACTTGGTAACAAACTATGCTGATTTATGCTCTTTTGTGCATAATCATGGTGAAGTGCGCACTCATGGTTATATATAAGTCCCGTTTTAAATATCTATAATGCAGAGTATAGGGGATGCGCCGAATCAACTTCTTTTAAGCGTGCTACCAAGGGCTACGACAAGCGCTCCAACGACCCTTGCAGACATCAGCAGCAAATCTGGGAAGTATTTCTTCTTATGCGAATGGGTAGCGCACAACGACCCTTTGATTAGGAACGCCTTCATAAAATTCTCCAGATACGTCACCCTCGGCTTCAAGACCGAGCTGGCGAATGAGGACGGCAACGAAAAGGCGAAGGAGCTCGTAGACGAGTTCAACGCCCAGGTCGGTCATTCCATAGGGCGCAGGGCTGGTATGGATGCCACGATGCGCAAGATAACGCGCAACTGGCTTACATTCGGCCTCTGCATCGGCGAGCTGGTCTATGATAAGAGTCACAAGAAACCGATGGACTTTTTGATACGGTCCACGCGCACCTTCACGATCAAATCGAGCACCGACAAGTCCGGAAGGATCGCGTCGATAAAGCAGCACGGCAACTCCAAGAAGCTCGATGTCGAGGACTTCCTCATCATGACGCTGGACGAGGACTACGACGGGGAGATATACGCGACCTCTACGGTGCGCTCGCTTCTCAACATCATAAATGTGACAGTCGGCATGGAAGCCGACCTACAGAAGATAGTCGAAAATTATTGGGCGCCCAATTTTGCCGTTATCGTCCCTGAAGGCGTGCCGGATACGACGATAACCGAGATCAACAACCTGCTACAGGACACCCCCGCTGGCACGAACTTCACGTTGGCGCACGGCGCTGACATCAAACTGCTCGGCGCAGGACAGGTCCAGTTCAACATCGAGCCCTATTTCAGATACGTTCAGGACCGTATTATCGGCGGCCTTGGATTCCCGAAGTTCATGATGGGCTGGGGAGACGATCCAAACCGCGCCACCGCAAAGGAGCAGCTGAGGGATTTTTTCATCAACATCAACTCCTTTAGGCGTGCAATCCGCCGGTACATAGAGAACGAGATCTACGCGAAACTACTCGAGGCCAACGGATTCGATCCGGTGAGGGACAGGGTGAAGATCGTTTTTGACGAGTTCAGCGTGGAGGACGAGCTGACCAAGGCGGAAACGGAGTTCAAGAAGTCCCAGGCCGCGCTCAACTACGTCAAAGCGGGCATCATGACCCAAGCGGAAGTGCGCGAGTCCTTGGACCTGCCAGAACTAAAGCCGGGCGAGTTGCCACCGATACTGCTCCACGAACTGAAGCTCCAGAAAGTCACCGACAAGCGCATAATCGACACCGCCAGGTTCGAGACTAGGTTTGCGATGGACATACAGCGCTACTTCATCGGCATGGAGGACTTCGTCCTTGACTGGCTCGAAGAGCACAGGGACCGGCTGAATCTCAGCAATGTCCTGGAACTTCATAGAAGCACATCTATCGTGCTGGAGCTGGATTACGAGGCGGAGGAGCTGCAAACCACTCTTGACAGATACATGACCGATGCCTACGTGATGGGTGGCCAGCGCGCATTTGAAGACTTGCACGTCAGCGGCACGTTCACACTCGCCGATCCGGAAGCGGCGGAATGGCTCAAAAACTACACGATCGTCCTGGCGGACAAGGAGTCGAACGAGTTCGTGGGCAAGGTCAGGCAGGAGATCATGTCGGGCCTCAACGCCGGCGAAGGGATGGACGAGATTGCAGCAAGGGTGCGCAGCGCATTCGAGATGACGGATGAGAGGTCCAAGCTGATAGCGAGGACTGAGACGATGAGGGCCACGAACGAAGGGCGCCTGGCTGGATACAAGCAGTCGAAGCTTGAAGAGGTCGAATTTCTGGCATCCGGCGGTGCGTGTCCCGACTGCGCGGCCATGAACGGAGAAATTATGACGATTAACGAAGCGCGGGGTGAGATTCCTGTGCATCCTAACTGCGAGTGCACGTGGATACCGGTAGGAATGGAGGCATGAGCATGGAGAATGGATTTGAATCAATTGAATTGGACGGTGCTCTGGAGCTCCAGAGCACTGAGCCGTTGAAGATTAGGGGCATTGCCGTAACGCCAGGAGACTACCTCTACAAAACGGCAGAAGGCGTGGTCAAGAAGATACGCCTGACCGCTGAGAATGTGAAGGAAATCGCTTACCAGCTAGCTGGTAAGGACTTTTTAGACACCCATGACGAGGATTCACTAGGCGCCGTAGCCGGCACAGTCACAAAAGGCGAGTATTACGACAATCCCCCGCGAGCCGAATTCGAAGCGGATGTGATCAGCCCGCACTACATTGCGCTATTCCGGGCCGGCAAGATCAAGGCGTTCAGCATCGGCCTGGGCTTTAAGAACAAGGTCATCGACGGCGTGAACACCGCGATATCGGTCATCGTCAATCACCTGAGTCCAGTCAAGAACCCGCAGGACAAACAGGCGCGACTGCTCACACTTTTGAATCAACAAGTGGAGGGAGGCGAAATGGACGGAGACGAAGGAGAATTGGACCTGGCGAAGTGGACGAGGGCATTCATCAACGACTTGCCGGATTCAGCATTTGCAGTTATCGAACCAGCATACAAGTCAGGCAAGACAGACAACAAGAACGCACGCCACCTGCCGCATCATGGAGCTGACGGCAAGGTGGACCTGTCGCATCTGCGCAACGCGCTGGCGCGGATGAACCAGATAAAACCAGTCACGGACTCGATTACAGCCGACGCGCTGAGAAGGCAGGCCAAAAAACACCTGACGGCGCATGCGAAGAAACTCTTACCAACCAGCCAGTGGGCTAAAGGAGCGATGAGCGTGGAGAAAGAAGAAATCCAGGCGCTGACACTCGAGGAGATCAAGGATCATCCGGAAGTGATAGCGCTGAACGAAAAGATAGAAGGGCTCGAGAAGGAGAAGACCGAGCTCACAGGGAAACTACAAGCAGCTGAGCAGGCGCTCAGCGAAATCCAAGAGGCGCAGAAACTCGAATTGGCGAATCAAATCGTCGAAGCCGAGAAATCTGCAGGGAAAGACGTTGACGACAAGAGGGCAGAGGAACTGAAGCAGCTCAACTTGGAGCAGCTGGAGGCGAAACTGGCCGAGACCAAGGAGTGGCTCGCGCTGGTCAAGCCGGAGCCAGATGTCAAGTCGGCTGCAGGTAGCGAAGAGGCCGATGAAGAGTGGAGTAAACTCTCGTTGGCTGAGAAGATAAGGAAAGCAGGAGGACTCAAAACATGACAACCGCAATTAAGGAGAACGAAGTGGCCTTGGTGCCCGTATTGACGTGCGGACACCTGAAAGCGGCAGCATCACAGACGATTAAAGCAGGCAACGTCCTGACACTCGACGCAGACGGTAATCTCGTCGTAGGTGTCGCGGATGCTCACAAGGCATTTGTGGCGCTGAAGGATCTCACCACCGAAGCAGGCGAAACAGAGGAGATCGCAGTGGGCGTAAAGGGAATCTACAACGTCGTGGCCTCAGGGGCCATCAACGAGGGAGATCCGATCGTCACTGCAGCGGACGGCAAGGTAGCAGCGTACTCCCCAGTGGACCAATCAACACACACCGACGAAACAATCACGAACGGCATTGAAGAGGCAGCACAGATAATCGGAATAGCGTACACCGCCGCGGCAGACAATGAAAAGGTAACAGTCGAATTGTAGGAGGACAAGAGAATGACACCATTTGAGAATTTAGAAGCAGCAACACAGGGCAAGGCGTACGCGCTGACACCTGAGGACTATGCAGCTGAAATGGAGAAGGCAGCGGCCCCGTTCAGGATGGTGCCGTATCTATGCACGATCAACCGCGATCTTGTGAATGCAGTGGGGACATCCCTGCGCTTACCCAAGAAGACGGCTGGCGTGACTGCAGTCAAGTACGACACCGATACTGGGATACAGCTGCTCAACGAACGCACGACATTCGACTACGTCACTGCGCAGACATACCTGATCGCGACCAAGGCATCTTGGAGCATTCAAGATCAGAAGGCAGTCGCAGCTGACCTGATTGCAGAGGAGATACAGAGCGCAGGCGAAGCCATAGCGAACTACGAGAATGAAACGCTCGTATCGGTAATCGACGCAGGCGTGGCAGACGCGAACACATTCGCAGCTGCGGCAGCGGGAACGCTGGCATACGAAGACATCCTCAACGGATGGTCCAAAATTAGGCAGAGCAAGTTCGGTCGCACACCAAACAGGATAGCGGTCTGCGTGCATGCAGACCAGGCAGTGGACCTCATGAGCGATGCGAAGTTCATCGACAAGCAGAAACTCATCCAACTGGGACAGCTCAATCTCACGGATGCAGCTATCGGCGTGATCACCGGCATAGGTCCGGTCTACGCGATGGACGACCTCACAGCTGGAACGGCCTACATGGTCGACACGGCGAAGGCGCTCAAATTCGTTGAGAAGCAGCCGCTGACGACGGAGGAGTTCAAGCCGAACCCGCTCGAGAACGAAGTCTGGGCCTGGGAGATCGCAGACATAAAAGTAGTCTTTGACACCGCGATGGCGAAGATCACTTCCTGCTGAGCGTGGGGGGTCGATCTCAATGACCGAGTATAGGTGGAATGGTACCGGTGCGTGGATGATCGCCGAGCTGGGGGTCACATTCCATCACAAAGGGGACGTGCAGACACTCCCCGAGTTGGACGAACTGACGCCACCGGTGCGCCAGAAAGTAGAAGACATGCTCACAATCGGCAATCTCACAGATCTCGAAGCCGTGCTGGAGCCAGTACCCGCTGAGGAGGAGAGCGCAGTCTCGGGCTTCTTTGAAGGCAAAACCTACAAGGAGCTCATGGCATCGCTCGATGTGATTCCTGTGGAATTGATCTCAGAGGCGATCGAGTACGAGAAGAACCACAAGAACAGAAAATCGGTCATAGCCGCGCTGGAGCAGAGAACGCAAATGTAGGCTGAGTCCCTGCGAACACAGGAGAGATCAGATGAACAACGAGGACCGCGAAGCGATCACCAAGTTGCGCATCCACATGGAGGGACTGCACACAGACATCAAATACGTCAAAAAAACAGTCGACGAGATCAAAAAAGACATCAAGGAAAACCAGAAGGAGACCAACGAACGCATCGTCGAACTTGAAACGTGGCGCGGTTCCGTCATGGGTGCGGTGGCAGCAGTAAGCACAGGCATAGCTATGATAGTCTCCGCGATCGTGATGTGGATCGGAAAAATTTGGAGGTAGAAAGCATGAGTGAAATGCCGTTATGGATGCCGAAGGGGAGCGTCCGCGCTATAGTAGCCATCGGCTCTCTCGCGCTGGTTGCATATCAGGTGATAACAACTGGCACAGTGAATGAAGCAGTAAGCGCCTTGACCGGCATGGTCTGGATATATTACTTCAAGATGAGAGAGCAGGCATGAGGACAGAGGAACTGAACATAAAAATCCACTACCAGACGGCCCAGGAGTTCAAAAAGGGCGCTCCATGGTTAAAGAACATCTGGTACGGGCGCTGGATTCGGGGATACGTCCAGCTCGAGACGCGCGAGATATTCATCAACAGGGATGCGTGGTTCTGGAGCAAGTGGGACAAAATCAGGCTGATCCTCCATGAGATTGGCCACGTTTTGGCCGGGGATGGAGAGCACACGAAGATTCCAGGGGGGATAATGCACTGGACCGGGATACTGAGGTGGTAAAATGGCGTACTGCACGATAGACGACGTAAAGGACCGCCTGAACATCAAGGACACCAGCGAGGATAGTACGCTGGCAAACAAGTTAACGGCCGCAGACGCGTACATCGACACAAAGCTCAAAAAATACACCACCGTGCCGCTTGCATCAGTGCCTCAAATCATCAAGGATGCAAGTGCGGACCTCGCGGCAGCGATGTTCAGGGAGGACAGGTTCGAAACCGAGGCAGTGGAGTCGATAGAGGAGCGCTCTCGAGCGTCGATATTCAGGAATAGGGCAGAGGCCGCCCTGGACAGCTACATCAAGGAAACGTACTGCCTGCACGTGCTTCAAAAAATCGAGGTGGCGTGATGGCGGAGGCGCTCAGCATCAGGATAGATCTGTCCGAATTCAATCGCACGTTTGACCTGAAGGAGAAACAGGTCGGATACGCGATCCAGAAGATCCTACGGGACGGCTCTGTGATTGTCGAGCGTCTCATGAAGCAGAAGGCGCCTGTCAGGACCGGGCGCCTGCGCGCATCGATCAGCTCCGACATTCAGACTGCGATAGGACGGATGAGGGCGACCATATCGCCCCACGTCAAGTATGCCCTGTTCATCAACTCTGGCACGAAGGAGTCACCAGGGCGATACGTACCGTCCATCGGCAAGCGGCTTGTCAACCCTCCAGAGGGAATGCATCCCGGGGTGAAGGCCACGCACTTCATTGAACGGACAGAGCGCGAGGCCAGACCGAGGATACAGAGAATTGCACAGCGCATAATGGCGCAGGAGCTGGCGAAATGACGTATAAAACTGCATACCTGGGCGTCATCGACGAGATCATAGCGATCCTGAAGGCCGACCCGAATCTTGCAGCGATCGACGACAACAACATCCTGTTCGGAGAGCGCGAGAAGGTGGCAAAGTTCCCGGTAATATTCGTGATTCCAAGGCCGGACGAAATCGATGACATGACGGTATCGCAGCAGGAGCACAGGATCACTGTCGACGTCGTGGTGCTCCAGAAGAAATACGACGTGGAGGAAGGTGCCAGAGAAGCCATCGAGTTCGCAGGCGACTGCTACGACTGCATCATGGGCAACAGAACGCTGAACGGAAAGTGCGAGGACCTGATCGTAAAGCGCTTCGAGCCGGACTATGAAAAGGGCGCCAAATGGGTCCTGCACTGGACGCTGATCAGGATAGAGGTGCTGAAAATATTGTGAGGAGATGAAAGAATGAAAGTCAAATACATTAGAACTGGCAGCGCCGTGGTCGTGCCTGGTATAGGCAGGTTCGAGTCCGGGCAGGTCGTGGATTTGCCCGCTAAGACTGCGAAGGCGCTAGTCGAGACCAACCCGAATTTCGAGATGGTTCAAGAAGGTATAGATGTTGAACACAAAGCCGAAAAGGCGAAAAAAGGAGGCAATAAATGACGCGATATCTGGGCATAGGAAAAGAAACGGAATACGGCACTCCGGTAGAGGTCACCAAGTACGTGGACCTGATATCAGAAAGCATCGTGGCAAGCAATGAGGTCATATACCCCGAGACTGCGCAGGGACGCGACCTGACCAAACAGGTGGCAGGGCCGTTCAAGATCGGCGGGCCGGTGAACGTGTTCGCCGAACCCGAGAATCTTGGTCTGCTCCTGCTGGCGGCGTTCGGCTCCGTTACTTCTGAGGTGCAGGGCACAACCGCCTACAAGCACGAATTCAAACCGGCGGACGCGCTGGGCAGCCTGACGCTGGAGATCGGACACGACACCCCGAGCACCGCGAGAAAAATCGCAGGGTGCAAGGTGGACAAACTGACGATCGAGGCGGCCGTAAAGGAGCTTGTGTCGGCCAGCTTTGACGTTGTGGGCAAGACGGAGGAGATCACGACACCAGGAACACCTGAGTTCAGCGAGTTGCCGCCGTTCGTGTTCCACCAGGGAACAGCATCGATAGCGGGGACCCCCAATGCAAATGTGAAGGCGTTCTCGGTCACGCTGGAGAACAAGCTGCAGGCAGACGAGGGATACAGGATCACACCGGACAGGACGATTCAAGTGCTTGACATAGCGGACCTGCTCGTGAAAGCGAAGCTGGACCTCGCGTTCGCTAGCACAGACGAGTACAAGCGGTTCCTAGGGAATGCAACCGCGGTAAGTCCAGCGGACACATTGGAGCCGGTGGCATTGAACCTGAAGTGCGAGGGCGCAGTAATAGAGGACACATACAAATACACCTTTGAAATCGACCTGCCGAAGGTCATATACGACACCACGAACGCGAACATCAACAAGCGCGACCTGATAGTTCAGGGGGTAGAAGCGACCGCACTGAAGGACGAGACCGTCGGAGTCGGATATTCCATAATGGCGACATTGATCAACAAGGTCACGAGCTACTGAGGAGATGGAGATGGCTGAAACAGAAATCGTATCTGCAGCAGAGTACAAAGCGAAAAGTCGCAAGCTAATCACGCTACCAAGTGGCGCTGTTTTCGAGATTAAGAAAATATCGCCGTTTGACTTCGTGGAATTCTCAGGCGAGATCAAAGAGGGCATGTCCGAAGAGGAGATGGCGAAAATAATCGCTCCAAAATTTGAGGAATACGGCGCAGCGTTCATCTGCAGCGGGGTGTCCAAGCCACGCATAAGGAATGACGTATCAAGCGCAGAGGTTGGCGATGAAGAGCTGCATATCACGGACATCGACAAGCACGATCTGACCGCGCTGATAAAGGAGATAACGGAGTTCTCAGGTCTCGATGAGGTAACTGCTGAGTTGGAGGGCGAGAAGCGCAAATCCTTTCGCAATGCACCCGATAGCAAAGGCAGCGGGGGTACTGGCACTGAGAGTTCATAAACTCCCGACAGAGCTCCTGCGGATGGACTTGGATGAGTTCCTACTCAACGTCGAGATCATGAACCGCGTAGAGGCAGAACTAACCCCGCCTGAAGCTAAAAGTGTTGGCACCACATCAGTGGCGGAGGAGATTAGGCGCAAGCGCTTGCAATGGGCGAGAGATGCGCAGATGTATGGATAGGAGAATAGGTAATGGCAGACCCCAAAGTTAAAATTCTAATCGAAGCGATCAACAAGGCCGGCAAGGCATTTGGAGAGGTAAAGAAGGACGTTAGCGGGCTCACCGGCACGATCGCAAAGAATAAAGCCGCTATCAGGGGCGCTGGTGCGGCTCTCACAGCCTTCGGCGCTGCGGGCGTGATGGCTCTAACAAAGGTCGCTAAATCGTTCATGGGTTTTGAGAAGGAGGTCCGCCGAATAGGCGTCATCTCAGGGGCAACCAAGGAAGAAATGGCAGCCATGGGTAACGTAATCAAAGATTTGGCGATTACCACAGAATTTGCTATCGGGCCTGTCGGAGAGGCGGCCCGCATATTCGCCATGGCCGGATTTGAGATGAAAGGTTCTGCGGACTCCGCCGCGCTGCTTAAAGGCGCGCTCGATCTATCCACTGCTGCCATGACAGATACCAAGACAGCCACAGAATTGACAATCTTGGCTGTAAATGCCTGGAGGATGTCTGCCAAGGATGCGTCACTTGCGACAAATGCATTCGCAGGGGCTGTTACGAGCGCCAATGTGACCGCGTATGATTTAATCGAATCCCTTAAATATATTGCAACCCCCGCGGCTGATTTTGGAGCTACTCTAGCAGAAGTGAACAGCGCCTTGGGAGTCCTTGGAGACCGTATGATAAAGGGCACTTTAGCAGGCACTGCGCTCCGTCGGATGTTCATCGAGCTGGACCTTCTCGTTGCGGAATACTCCGGCAAGATGGGCGATGCGGAGCTGGCCACAAGAACCCTCGAAACGAGAGATAAAGCGCTGAGGGCTGAGAAGACATTACTGACTTATGAAATAGCTAAGGCGACCAAGGAATTTGGGGCTGAAAGCGATATAGTCACAGACCTGACGAAACAGCTGGATGATTTAGATCTTGAACAGAAGGAACTCAACGCCGATGTTGCTAAGTTCGAAGTCGAGAAGTTTGCCCTGCTGGATGAGGTGATGGCGGTACTAGGCCCGCGCTTGGTCAAGGCAAAGGACTCATCGACGCCGTTTTTGGAAACATTGAAGGTAATCGATGAGACGATGACCGAGATGGGCTATACAGCTGAAGAGCAGACCGTGATTGTAGAGGCGCTATTTGGTGCAAGGGCGATCAGTTCTGCAAAAGCGCTCATCGGCAACACCGAGGAGATTGAAGAAAAAATGATGAAGATTCGCCCGGCAATGGTGCGCGGCCTGGCACTTGACTTGATGAAGTCCGGGGTCGTGATATCGGAGGATTTAGGCGGCGCGATTGACCAGATAAGGGGTGCATGGGACGGTACCGAAGAGGGCGCCAAGAGGGTGCAGGTGCAGTTCGGCCTCACAGACGAGCAGATGAAACTGCTCAACGATACGATCCTGACATCCGATGAGGAGTACCAGGGGTTCGCTGCAGCGGTGAATGAAGCCGTCAGCGCAGGAGAGATACAGTCGGATTTGCTGGATACAACCGCCGGGCGCATGGACTACTTGAAAGGGACACTCTCGGCGGCAGCAGTCGAATACGGGGAAAAACTGGGTCCCGCGATCAGGAAGGTGGCGGATGCCCTGAGTAATCTGGTCCAGTGGTTCATCAACCTGGATCCTAAAACGAAAAACATGATTGTAAAAGGCGCACTGGTCGCGACAGTGGTCGCAGCAATCGGCGGCCCACTGTTGATATTGATCTCATTGCTCCCCTCGCTGGTCGCTGGCATAGGATTGGTCACAGGTGCAATGAGCGCACTGTTAGGACCAATCGGCCTCGCCATACTCCTCATCGCGGCGCTGGCAGTTGCATGGCATAAAAATCTGTTCGACATCCAGGGCAAAACGGCAACGTTTGTGGAGGTCATCAAGACCCTCTGGACCGGATTAAAGACGGCCACCATAAAAACTATCAACTTTATCATAGGCGGCGTGGAGGGATATGCAAATTCGTTCATACGCGCCATCAACCTCATGATCAGGGCATACAACCTATTCGCTTCCACTCTTATGCTGCCCACAATCGGCACGCTAGCCAAGATCACCTTACCGAGAGTTGAGATGCCGTCACTGCAGACGTACGGGTCTGAGGCGAAGTACATAACGAGGTCTGGACCGGCGTACGTACATGAAGGTGAAACGGTATCGCGCGGAGGCAGTAGCGAGACACACATCCATGTTTACCTCGACGGCGACGAGGTCAGCGATGTGATCGGAGAGCGCACGGTCACCAAGATGCTCAGGAGATACGGCACGCTGGGAGGTACCGCATGACATTACCGGATTATCAGGTCAAGATCACGGATGCCAGCGAAACGGTCCACGATGTGACAGGGGACGTGGAGAAGCTCACCGTCACGAACACGATAGCCCAGCAGGCAGACTCTTTCGACATCACTTTGTTTGATCCAGACAATACATACGGCAGCACGTTCAAGCCAGGGAATAAAGTCGAAATCTGGACGGCTTATCTCGGCAACACGCTCGTGAAGAGGATCACAGGCATCCTCAGGACGGTCAACTCAAAGAAGGTCAACCGGAAACAACTCCTGATCCTTCTTGGAGAGGATTACAGGGCGCAACTGTCGAACATCCGGGTCGCTGAGAAGTACGTCAGCCAAGAGATCAGCGACATCGTCAAGGATCTGATGACGAAGTATACCCCCTTCCTAACTACCACAAACGTCCAGACGACCACGACCACGATCGACAAGATCACGTTCAAATACAAAAAACTATCAGAGTGCCTGAATGAACTGGCGACAACTGCTAGATATGAATGGTACGTCAATCCCGATCTAGATTTGAATTTCTATAATGCCATCACGACGTATTCAGAGATAGAGCTGACTGACGATAACAAGAACATCGTCAAGGATTCTGGCCTGCGCTGGGATAAGTCGCAGATGCGCAACCGAGTCTGGGTGCAGGGCGGACTGGACGCCGACGGCAACATCGTTTTCAGGGAATCATGCGACTACTCATCATACAAAAAATACGGCAACATGTGGTACGACGACTTCATCTACGATGAGAAGATTACGGACGAAAATCTCGCCCAGGACCTGGTGGATGCGATGGTCCAGAAATATGCGTACGCGCGTCTATGCGGCGCTCTGGTCGTGAGCGAGACCGAACTCAAACCGGGTGAGAACGTCCGGATTAAAATCGCTAAAAGAGGCATCGACGAGTACTGCATGTGCAAGTCCGTCACGCACACGATCACCAAGGGCAAATACACGGTCAAGGTGGACGTCGGGGAGCGCATGGGCGAGGTGGATTACGTACTGGCCAACATCATGCGCAAGATAGACTCCCTCGAGCAGTCGCGGATCGACACCGAGACGAGCATCCTTGTCAAGATGCCGATTCTCACAGATACCCTCACCCTCACGCCGACTTTAGAGAAGCACAAGCGTGCCATCAACGACAGCTTCTGCCTCGGCCATCCTGTTAACAGCGAAATTGGAGCTGGCGCTTCGTATCCGCTCGGCGACAGAACGGGCGCCTGGGAGGGAACATGATCGAAAAAGCGCTCGAGGACCGACTCAAATTGAAGGGCACCCTGGAGATCGATGTGCGAAAAGTTGGCGAGGAGAAGTGGAGGACCATCCGCAAGGTACCGAACCTGCTCGTCAACGATGGCCTGAATCAGGGCCTCAGATTGATTGCTGGCGAGTCATCGGCATGCTTGACCCACTACGCAACGGGACACGGCACGACCGACCCAGTAATAACTGATGAAACGCTTGAATTTGAAGATTTCAGAAAAGAGATAGACAGCACCCTGCTCGATACGGCAGCCAAAAAGATGCGGTTTATGTGCATCATGCTGTCCACAGAGAGCAACACGCCAGGCACCATTTCCGAGTTCGGAATGTTCAACGCCAGCTCAGGCGGCATCATGTGGAACCGTGCAACCTTCCCAGGATTTACGAAGGACAACACGATCGAAGTTCGGTTTAGATATTATCTGGAGGCGAGATAGGCGAGATAAATGGTTTTGAAATTCACAGATGGAGAACTGCCGCAGTTGGCACTAGACCGCAACGCAATGGTTCAAGGCATAAAAGGAGACGGCGTTTACAGTGGATTCGCAGTATCTGAGAAAGCAGTCCCAGATATGAGTGTCGACGTTGCACCGGGCACGTGTTACGTTGGCGGTACAAAATATACGGAAGCAAGCACGGTAAACGTCGCGATAAGTGCCGCAGATCCAACGAATCCAAGAAGGGATATCATAACCTACGACACGAGTGCGGGCAATCCTGCGTGTGTAACTGGTACGCCAAGCACGAATCCAAACCCCCCGGACATCCCAGACGGCGATATCGTTCTTGCAATAGTCTATGTCAAGGCAAATGCGACCGCGATCTACGAGGCGGACATCACGGATAAGAGGGTGTTTGTGAGGTTGAATAGAGAAATTGAAACCCATACTGAAGTTACTACAAACGTGCATGGTTTTGCTGATACATCTAAAGTTCCAACTACATTGGAATGGACAACAAGGAACGGAGTTATTAGAAAATATATCAATAATTCTGGTTCTGACATTTATATATCAAGTGATGCAAGAAATAGTTATAGTGAGGGTAGTGGGACTACGTGGCACAAAGCAAAAAGCATAACACTAACGCCTCTGTTTGATAGCACTATAAAAATAAAATACACTGTGGGATGCACTAGTATTGGTGGGGTATATGGTCAGGTTTATTCAAATATTAAAAGGAATGGTGTTGTTGTTGGAACGCAAAGGACTCTTACAACTGTAAGTTCTCAAACTCCTATAGAAACCATCTCAGGGTGGTCGGAAGGTGATACCTTAGAACTTTGGATAGGTCTAAAGAAAGGAAATTCAACGACAAGTGGATATGTTGAAAAATTACAACTTTTAGGAACAGTTGTTATGCCTATCCAATATGATGGAGCTGACAATTAATTGGAGATGACAATATCAAAGACGCAAATGGAAATACGGTTAACCTGACAGATGCAACGGTCAAGTTTAAGATGGTGGAGCAGGGCGGAGACACACTAAAAATCGATGGAACGTGCACGGTCACGGACGCGGCGGCCGGCAAATGCAAGTATAACGTCCAAGCCGGCGATCTCGACACGGCGGGCACGTATCACGCGGAGCTTGAAATAACGTACACGGGTGGCAAGATCATCACGACGACGCGGTTCACTGTGAAGGTGATATCTGACCTGCCGTAGGAGCAAATCAATCCCCCACCTTCCACATAATCCCTCGTTCAGCCATCTTCTTCGCAAGAATCTCGCGCATTTCTCTATCGCTGAGCAGTTCCTCCATAACGCCGTCTATCTCTTCTTGAACCCTATCCAGTTTGGCGGTTGCTTCCTTCGACAGGGGCATCCCGCATTTGTAACAGTAGCTGGCGCCAGGCGGGTTGATCTCCTTGCAGCGCCTACAGCGCTGAACGACTTCCTTTTTCTCGACCTCGTCCTCTGCC